CGGCTACCTCATCGGAGCCAAAACCGGAGACACCGCCACCTACACCAACGCCGAGACCGCCGGTCTGTTCTTTGTGACGTACACACTGATGCCATGGATCGCTCGTCTTGAAGCGGCATTCTCGAATCTGCTTCCTCGACCACAGTTCGTGAAGTTTGATGTCGACGCCTTCTTGCGGGCTGACACGTTGTCCCGCCTGCGGGCGCACCAACTCGCCATCATGTCGGGTATCAAGACACCGAACGAGTGTCGAAGCGTCGAAAACCTTGAACCGTACGACGGAGGTGACGAGTTCGTTCTCGTCCTACCCGGTGCGCCGGTCAGTGCGCCCGGCACCCTTGGTACTGACCCGGAGCCGCCACTCTGATGGCTTCGTACACGCCAACAAAGGCGATGAAGGACGAAGCTCAGAGAGGTTTGGATTGGCGTCGTGAATACGGACGAGGTGGCACCGCAGTTGGTGTTGCTCGTGCCCGAGACATCATCAACGGAAAAGACCTGTCGTTGGACACCGTGAAACGGATGTCGTCGTACTTCGCACGACACGAAGTCGACAAACAGGCCGAAGGTTTCAAGCCGGGAGAGGACGGCTACCCGTCTGCCGGTCGTATCGCATGGGCGCTTTGGGGTGGTGACGCTGGCCGTGAATGGTCGCTCGCCATCCTCAGCGAACAAGACGACCGCACCAACCCATTGGAGACCCCTATGTCAGACCCCGAGGTCGAACCGACCTACAGCCGTCTCGACATCGATAGTCGCCGAGTGAACGGACGAGACGTTGAGTTCCGTGCAGTCACCGTCAGCAACATCGATGTCAACTACGAAGAAGCAGATGCGAACACCGACTTCCCGTCACGGTTCCGTGGCTATGCCGCCGTGTTCGACTCGCCGTCAGAACCCTTGCCGTTCATCGAAACGATCCGACCCGGCGCATTCCGCCGCTCACTCAACAGTGGGCGAGAGGTGCGAATGTTTGTCAACCACAACAGCGACCTGGTTCTCGGATCAACCCGATCGGGGACCATTGAAGTCTCCGAAGACGACTTCGGCCTCTTGGTCCAAGGAGTTCTTCCCGACACCTCCTACGGTCGTGACCTGTCGACTCTCATGCAACGAGGAGACGTGGCTTCGATGTCGTTCGGGTTCTCCGTCCCCAAAGGCGGCGACTCGTGGTCAGACGACGGCAACTCCCGTGAGTTGCGAGAACTGATTCTTCATGAAGTTTCGGTGGTAACCGGGTTCCCCGCTTATCCAGCGACCGATGCGTCAGTCCGTACTGATGACGTCGTCGACGAACCAGTTGCCCCTGTGGCGTTGCCGGTTCGACGCCGAATGAACGACCTTTACTCCAAGAAACCCTTCTGAAATCCCTAGTAACGCAAGACCGACAAGAACTCGCCGCTTTCTCACAGCGGCGAATGTACCGCACAAGCGGTATCACAGCCCGGAGCACCCGCTATTGGTGTGCCACCACCTGTACCCCCATCAACCCCCAACCTCCTAAGGAGAAACCTCGTGAGTAATCACCTCATTGAGCGTCTCGCTGAAGAGCGCGCGTCAGCGTGGGAACAGGCCAAGGCCATCCTCGACACCGCCTCTGAAGAAGGACGCGACTTGTCGGCTGAGGAATCAGCCACCTTCGACAAGATCAACGCCGACTTGGACACCAAGGACGCACGAATCAAGTCGATCATCGAAGCGGAAGAGCGGAGCCAGGCAATCGCCGAGTCCCGTTCACGTCTCGGTGTCCCCACCAACCTTGGCGGCGAAGCTCAGCCCGAAATCGACGTCGATGACATGACGATTCGTCGTCTGTTGAACGGCGAGATTCGTAACGCCACCTTTGAGAAGCGAGCCGTCACGAAGTCGTCGGCCACCATGGTGCCGTCGTCGGTGTACGACCGGATCGTGGAGCACCTCGTTCAAGCGAACGTCGTTCGTGGCGTGGCCACGGTTCTCACCACTCAGGCCGGTGAATCGCTGGCTGTTCCGAAGTCGACAGCGTTCTCGACGGCGAGCATCGTCGGAGAAGGATCGCAGGCTTCGGCGTCGGACCCCACACTTGGTACCACCACCCTGGGTGCCTACAAGTATGTGACCCTCGTGCAATTGAGCAACGAACTTGCTCAGGATGCCACGGTTGACGTCGCAGGCTTCTTGGCTCGTCAGGCAGGAATTGCCATCGGTGTCGCCACCCGTGGCCACATGACAACTGGCGATGGTTCGTCGAAGCCCTACGGCATCGTGACCCGTTCGTCCGCTGGTGTAACCGGTGGAACCGGAGTCACTGGCGCATTCACCGCCGACAACCTCATCGACCTCCGTTACTCGGTCGGAGCGGCCTACACCGTCCAGCCTGGAAACGGTTGGATGTTGAACAGCACGGCGATGTCAGCGGCCCGCAAGTTGAAGGACTCGCAGAACCGCTACCTGTTTGAGCCAGGTCTCAACGGCAACGTCGACAGCCTTCTCGGCTTTCCGGTCTACATCAATGACTCGATGCCGAACCCAGCCCTGTCCGCCAAGAGCGTGCTATTCGGTCACTTCCCCTCTTTCTTCATCCGAGAGGTGAACGGCATCGACGTGGCAGTCAGCGACGACTTCGCTTTCGACTACAGCGTGCGCACTTTCCGTGTCACGTTGCGTACTGACAGCGACCTGGTCGACACCACTGGAAGTGTGAAGCACTTCGTTGGTGGCGCTTCCTGACCAACCCCAACTTGATGGTCGCCCCTGATTGCCTCCGTCGGGGGCGACCATCTCCCTTCTCTAAGGAGACCCGTGAAGATTCGCCTGCTCATTTCCATTGACGGCACCATCGACGGACAGGCATGGCCACCCAAAGGTGAGACCATCGACCTGCCCGACCATGTCGCCCGAGACATGATTTTCAACAAGTACGCCGAAGAAGTCGGCAAGACCACCAAGGTCGAAACCGCCACGGTGGACCCGGTCGCCGAGACCGCCACCAAGACTCGTAAGAAGTCCGACTGACCCATGGCCATCACCAACGGCTATTGCACTCTGGCCGAGGTCAAGGCGGCGCTCCGCATCAGCGACAGCGTCGACGACACCTTGCTGGAGAACTCAGTTGAAGCGGCCTCCCGTCGCATCGACGGAGAATGCAACCGCCGTTTCTACGCCGACGGGTCAACGTCAGCACGCACCTACGCCGCTGAACGCAACGACTTCCTCGACGTCGACGACATCTCCACTCTCACCGGACTCGTCGTCAAAGTCGACGACGACAGTGACGGCACCTACGAAACAACCTTCACCATCGGCGTGGACTTCCAAGTCGAACCGTCCAACAATCTGGTGCAGGGACGACCGGTCTATGGCTTGCGAGCCTTGGACAGCCTGTTCCCGATCTCCAATGTTGCTCGGAACCTCGTCGAAGTCACCGCAACGTGGGGCTGGCCATCCGTACCCGACGCCATTCGTGAAGCCACCATCTTGATGGCGAGCCGTCACTTCAAGCGATACGAGTCACCACTCGGTGTCGCCGGGTTCGGAGACCTAGGAGCCATCATCGTGCGTCGCATCGATCCCGACGTGGCAGCTCTGATCGCTCCGTTCAAGCGAATCGCTGTCGCATGACCGCCACCGTCGCCCAAGTGATGACGGGCCTCAAGACTCAGTTGTCAACCATCTCGGGTCTCCGAGTCGTCGACACCATCCCTGACGTCATCAACCCGCCCGTCGCCATTCCTGCTCTCATCGAAGTCCGCTACCACGGTGCCCAACAACAGGGGATGGTGGAACACACCGTCACCGTGTCACTCGTTGTGGCCCGCATCTCTGAACGCACCGCACAACAAACCCTCTACGGGTATCTGTCCTCATCAGGAGCGACAAGTGTGCGTGCCGCCATCGAAGCCGACCGAACCCTCGGTGGAGTCGTCCAAACCTGCATCGTGCGGTCTGGTTCCAACATCCAGTCTGTGTCAGTAGGGGATCAGACCTACCTCGTCGTCGACTTCGACGTCCTCGCCTACGCATAGTAGTAGAGCGACGACGAAGTCAGTTGGGCATCTTGAACCAGCCCAATGCGTCCGTGGACGGACCGACCGGATCTAGGAAAGGGTCCAAAGGTGGCACATAAAACCCTGCGTTTGAGACTTCGTGCCCGATGACATTTTCACTAAGAAATCTTCGTGGCGGTATCACTGATGCGCCTGGGAGAAGCATTGGCTGAAACACCCATCCCCTGTAAACGCCGTTCGGCTCAGGAGGAGGAGTCATCATAAAAGAACTGACCCCTCCGCCATCTGCGTCAACGTGTCTCGTCCAGTAGTTGAACGCCCGTGCCTTTTTCTCAAAGTACGTTTCGATGACGAGGTAGATGACCAGACAGGACTTCGCATTACCTAGCGCCATGACTACGACTGGCAGGACCTTCCCCTCTGCGTAAACCCAGCCGAGTGTGGCTCTCCCTCTTTTGTCCACCGGAAGATTTGCTTGGTCCCGATCCATCTGCTCGCTGGTGCTGTGTGTGGTTAGTACAAGTACGGCGTCGTCGGTCATTTGCACATCGTTGACGAACAAGGTCTGTGTCTCATACGACTTGATTCCAAGGGTGTTCTCGATGTGAGGGCCAAACTTGTTCAGCGCGTCAAAGACCGGACCCACTGTCTGAAATGAGTTGAACTCGCCCTTCAGTTTGTCGAAGAAACCCATGTTGCCAATTCTTTCACCCTGTCGTTAGGAACTCAATGAACACTTTCATCATCACTGGTTCTCGTTCGATCGCCGGTCATCAGCCGGGCGACATCGTCGACGAATCCACACTGTTTGGTGCGGACA